AGGGTAAAGTCATGCTTTACAAGTTCGGTAAGAAGATCTTCGACAAACTCACTGCTGCAATGCAACCTGAGTTTGAAGATGAGGAAGCAATCGATCCCTTTGACTTCTGGGGTGGTGCTAACTTCAAACTGAAGGCAAAGAACGTTGCTGGTTATCGCAACTATGACTCCAGTGAGTTCGCACGTCCTGATGCTCTCCTGGACGATGATGATGCCATGGAGGCAATCTGGAAGAAGGAATATTCCCTTGCCGAACTGGTTGCCGCAGATCAGTTCAAGGACTATGATGCTCTGAAGAAGCGTCTTGATTATGTTCTGGGTGTCCGTGGTGTGCCCAAGATGCAAGATCAGGAAACCGTAGAGATGGAAGAGTCCTGGGATCGTGAGCGTCGTGGTGAGTCTGCTCCTGAAGTTCCTCAAACCATGCGTAATGAACTGAGTAGTCTTTCTTCTAGTTCCTCTTCTGATGAAGATGAAGATGATGCAATGTCCTACTTCGCCAAACTCGCAGAAGACTGATGGGTGAGGCACTAGATGCCTGGATGAATCTAAGTTACGGAGAAGGGTTTCTCTTCTCCCTCTGGATCATCGGCATGTATTATATTAAACTTCGTATGGACCGCAAGTTTGGTCGATGAAATCTGATTACACAATAGACCGTGTAAGCAAATCCGAAGCCGCAGAGTTACTTCTGCGGTTTCACTATTTGAAAGACATCTCAAAAGGTTTTAAATCTGGTTATAATTACGGTCTATACAAGAATAATGATTTTTCACCTCTAAATATTGGAGGTATTCAGGGAGTTTGTATCTTTACTGGTCTCCCTGTTCCAGAAATTGCAAAAGGTGCTTTTGGACTAGAAAGAAATGAACAACACGGTCTCTTCGAACTCTCAAGACTCTGTATCCACCCCGATACTCAGGAACGAGAGTATAATATCACTTCTTGGTTCGTTTCAAAGGCGATTAAAAGACTTAGAAAAGATACAAAAGTCAAAGCGATCATCTCATACGCTGATAGCGAGTATCATCACGGCACAATTTATCGGGCTTGCAATTTTAAGTACTGTGGTCTATCAGAACCAAAGAAAGATTTTTATTTTGCAGACGGAACAAAACATTCCCGAGGTAGTATTAAAGGATATGATGGGGAATGGAGAGATCGATCTCGCAAGCACCGATATGTAATGGTATTTGATAAGAATCTAAAACTACTGTGGGATAGTGACCCTGGTGTTCTCGGTTCTTGCTAAGTCTTCTGTGACGTACTGAGAAGAACGATCATAAAGCATAATCTGTCTCATATCGTTCAGGAATTGTTGCAGATATTCTCTTCTCAGTAGATAGATAGAAGACTTCTTATCGTTCTCTCTGACTTCATACTCCCAGTTTGATACTCCTCTGACTGGACTTGATATTAAAGTAAAGTCTCCACTGAAATCATTATCATTACTATAAGTTGTACCGTCATCAAGATAGGTAAGTTTGAAGTCGGAGTCAACAACCTTTTCCTTTGGAAGTATCAGTCTGCCACTTGAATCCTTTACTTCTTTGGTTTCATAGTGATGAACATCGTTCAGTGCCGTGCCGTGTTTTTCTTCGGCATACTTATAGAGATGATAATTGGATAATGGCCACTCATCTCTTACGTTTAGAATGCCAGCAGTCATCAGAACGACCCAATCAAGTTCTGCATCACCATAAAACTCTTCTGCTACGAGATCTGGTCTGGAACCCTCTGGAATCTCGTACTTGTTGAAGAGAGTAAAGACACCACTCAGATCATCACGAAGTTTGTTTCTTCTGAATAAGTTTTTGACAGTCAAATAACTCTGAGAGGAAAGACTATCAGAAAGAAATGACTGGTATTGTAAGTCTGGTAGTTCTCTGAAATAACCCATTTTAGTAACCTACTCCTCCTGGTGCTTCTCCATTATTCGGTTTATCATAATCTTCTGCATAAATTGGTTCAAGTTCTTTGAATGATAGTGAAAGTATTGTAGAAACTGGTGCCCCATCATCGTAAGTTGCATAAACATTTTCGCCAGTATAATTAACACTCATATTTTGAAGAGCACATCTCTTAAATCTATGGAGATATTGGTGGTCTTTCACACCTTGTTTGTATCTCAACTCAAATACATGTGGAGAAGATAGAAATAAACCTTCATTATTTCTAGGAGACATGTGCTTTTTAAGAGATCTTATAATAAGTTTTATTTGTTCTGCTTCTTTTTTTTCTCTTGGAGTTAATTTGAATGAGAAAGAAAAATTTCGAATTGTTGGACCATTGAACAATAACTCCATATTTGGATTTACAATTTCTCCAGTTGTTCTTGCTAAAATTTGATTTAACGATAAATTATTTAATCCAACAAGAGATCCTGCCTGTGCTGCTAGATTTGCCGTTATTAAACTTTTAAGATCTGCCAAATTATCGGCAGACTTTGGATCAAAAAGAGTTCCTAGTGAACTTGACACATTATCTTTTACTTTCCTCAAATAACCAGAAACATCAAATTTATTGTCTGCTATTACTGGGGTAGTCATTAATCCACCAGCAAATCCTGAAACAGCAGCAGTAATTGCATCCAAAGAGTCATCAGAATAATTAACCTGATTAGTATCAACAATACTTGAAGGCATTGGTAATATAATTATTCCATCTGTGGTAACAACAGTATTTGTTAAAGAACTTGTTCCAGTTGCAAAGGAAACGTCAGATGTTGATTTATTATTAAAGTCAATTGATTTTCCTAGATCTTCAAAACTTTGTGAACTCACACCAGAACCAGATGAATCAGATTTTCTTGTTTGTCTACTAACAAGATTTATCTGAAAATAATCGGTAATATCAGTCAACGCTTCATAAGGATATCTGAGTATTTGTGTTTTTTCTTTCGCCATTTATCCTTTTTCTAACTATTTAGAGCGAACTTTACCAAAACTGAGTTCTACCACATCAGAAATTTCTTCTGGATAGATTTCATATAACTGACCAACGACTTGATTATAATTATACTTTCTCATTTCACCACGCCAGTGGAAGTTTTCACCACGAAATCCCCAAGAATAAACATCTGTCACTGCGACTAGTGGAAACTCATCATATTGTATTCCATTGGTTTTAGCAGTATAGAAAAAAGTATAAAACTTACCAGCACTTGGAATCACTCCACTTTCACTTAGAACACTGACAAGTGCTTCCATCTTATCATCAGAATCTTCTACACCACTCAACTCACGAACAACTCCACGCACACGATTGTCATTATCATCTGTTGGATTTCTTCTTTGTTTTAGAGTTTTTCTTGGCATTACTTAATACCGAGTTCGTTTTCTGTAAGAACCTTAAACTCATAACCACGATCTAAACACCATTCTTTGGCAGCACCCCATTTTGCCTGATTCTTGGCATACTCCATAACTTCATAGATATAACCCTTAGTCTTTCTTTTTTGGACTTTGGGTTCTATACACTGCTTATATGGTTTAATCTCAATAATCATTTTTTTAATCTTACCATTCTTATCCTTCACCTTGATATAAAAATCTGGGAAGTATCTGTGGTAGCGATTGTCAACGGGAGAACGATAGGGAACAATGATTTCTTCACTTCCCCATTCTAAAATTCTTTCATTAGTATCACAATAGATCATAAATTTTCGCTCCCAGAGAGAACGATAGATTATATTTGTTGGATCACCTTTGTATTTTTTTGGATATGAAGGTTGGTATTTTCCCTTATATGACATCTAAATACTTAATAATGTAAGACTCGTATAAGGTATTTAGATGGCTGCCGATAGACCATTGGGATTGACTGGGGCACAAAGAACTCTGTATGAACTTGAACAAAGAAGTGTAAGTAAAATAGGACCAGAAGAACCCCAATTACCTAAAGAACCAGAACCTAAACCTACTGAAAGATCTTTATACACAGGGTTGTTGAGAAGATATGGTAGAATTCAGAATTCGGAAGTTCTTTCTCAAATCGGAAATTTATCCCTAAGTAACAATTATTTGACTATTGTTTCTCCACCACCTGGTCTTAAAGGAGTGACTGATATACAATTACCACTTTTATGTTCCTCTGCATCTTTGCCAGGTTCTACTTTCGCAACATCAGAAGTAAAAGATAATTACGTTGGGATTACACAAGAGTTTGCACACACTAGATTGTATACGGATATTGATTTTACTTATTATGTTGATTCGGAGTATAGAACTCTGAGATTTTTTGAAGAGTGGATGAATTATGTTTCAGGAGGAAAACCTTTTGATACTCTTTTAAAAGACTACAAACTCCAAATTGGAGATGCTGCTGGAGCAGAAGCAGCTATAAGAGAAATTGCTGAAGTAGAGAATAATGCTGCGGGTGTAAAACCAACAAGCGGAAATTTATATAGAAGATTTAATTATCCAAAAAACTACAAAAGTTATATGGAAATAATTAAATTTGAGAGAGACTTTAAAGTTAAAAAGAATAGATATTTGTCTTATAAATTTGTAAATGCCTTTCCAAAATCTTTATCGGCTACTCCAGTATCTTATGGACCTTCCGAAATTTTGCAGGTTACAGTCACTATGAACTATGATAGATATGAAACAAATTATGAAGAGTTATAATTAAAATCATTCTAGACATACCCAATAAATAATCACAACTGAAATTCTATAGGATATTATGCCTTTACCAAAAATTTCTACACCAACATATGAGTTGGAATTGCCATCAACTGGAAAGAAGATTAAATATCGCCCATTCCTAGTAAAAGAAGAAAAGATTTTAATCATTGCATTAGAAACAGAAGATACAAAGCAAATTTCTAATGCGATCGTCCAGATTCTTTCTGAATGTATTTTGACCAGAGGTGTCAAAGTAAAAGACTTATCAACCTTTGATATTGAATACTTATTCCTTAATGTTCGGGCCAAGTCTGTTGGTGAAACCGTTGAGGTAAATGTAACTTGTCCTGATGATGGTGAAACTACGGTTCAAATGGAAATTGAACTTGACAGCATCAAAGTGAAGAAAGATCCAAGTCACAGTAATATTATCAAGTTAGATGATAATCTCTCCATGAAGCTTAAGTATCCTTCGTTGGATCAGTTCGTAGAAAACAATTTTGAAGTTGCCGATGGTGATAATGATGTTGATAAGTCACTAACAATGATTACTTCTTGTATTGATATTGTTTATGATAGTGAAGAGTCTTGGAATGCCTCTGACTGCTCCAAAAAAGAACTGAAAGATTTTGTTGAGCAGATGAATACGAAGCAGTTTAAGGAGATTGAGAATTTCTTTGTAACTATGCCTAAACTCTCTCATACTGTTAAGGTCAAAAACCCAAATACAAAGGTTGAGAGTGAAGTTGTTCTGGAGGGACTTGTAAGTTTTTTCACTTGAGTATGACTCATACCAGTCTTGAGTCATACTTTAATGTTAACTTTCAGTTGATGCAGCATCATAAATACTCATTGACAGAGTTAGAGAATATGATTCCTTGGGAACGTGAAGTCTACGTTACGATGCTTCAAAATTATATTGAAGAAGAAAATCTAAAGACGAAACAATCAAGTGGAATTTAGCAGTCAGGTCTATAGGGCACCAGGAATACCGAAGATAAGCAGTAGAAACATCTCTTCTGCGGTAATGTCTGGTGCTAAGACTGTTTCTGCACCAAAACTAAAAAGAACATCATTCAGTTTTTCTGGAAGACAGACTCTTCAGGGAGAAAAGCAAACTTTAAAAGTAGAGTCAACTCAAACAGAAGCACTACAAGAAACCAATAGAATTCTTGTAGAAATACAAAACCAATTAGCACTAGACTTTGCGAATAGAATTGCCGAAAGAAAAGAGGCAATTAGTGGAATTAAAAAACAAACTCAGAAAGCACGAGCAAGTAGAAAGGAGCAGTCTGTTGAGGCTCTGAGTAAGTTTGGGCAGGGTATAACAAAAACATTTGATAAGGTAACGGCACCAGTAAAAAATATATTCCAAAAGTTGTTGGAGTTCTTTGGAATTATTACAACTGGTATTCTTGTAAACACAGCATTTGATTGGTTGTCTAATGAAGAAAATAGGAAGAAACTATCTGATACTTTAGATTTTGTTGGTAAGTATTGGAAAGAAATAGTTGGTGGAATACTTGCCATAAAACTGATTGGGACTATAACAAGTTTAGTTGGCACATTTAAACTGGCATTAGGTACATTACAAGCCATATCTGCTTTATTGGTTGGTAATCCACTAGTAGCCACCCTTTTAGCTGCAGCAGCTCTTGGTGTGGGATATGGAAAGTTAATGGAGCCCACAACAAAAGAAAGATTGAGGCAGGCTGCAGAAGCACAACAGGGAAAAGGTATATTTTTTCCTGGAACTGGTGGAGTAGGTGATCCATATCAAGGATTGCAAAGACAACTTCTTGCTCCATCTACTGCATTACCTGGAGATTTGGATTACAATCGTGGAATGCGTGGAAATTCTAGAGGAGGAACAATAAAAAATTATAACTTTAATCCACTGGTAAGACTCTCTCAGGGTGGTTCTGTTGGTGGTAGAGGTTCTGGTGCCGTTGATACTGTTCCTGCGATGCTTGCTCCTGGAGAAGAAGTTATTAAGACATCGGCAGCAAGATTATTCAGACCATTACTGAAAGATATTAATGATAATTCTGGAAGACTTTGGAGCACTTTCAGTGCGGGTGTAAAAGAAATGTTGGCGGGCAATGCCATACTTAAAGGTATTATGATAAATTTGAATAAAAATCTATCAGACTTTAAACAACAACTTGATGATTTTACATTTGAATTAAAATTAAAAAATCTTGAAGAAAATACAGGTGGTGGATATTCTCGTGGACCAAAAAATATACCAATTCTTTCTTCTGATCAACAAGGCATAAAACCATCGGCAGCAAGAACATTGATGCCTGTTATAAAAGATGTGAATGTAAGAAGAGAAAGAAAGAAAAAACCATCAATTACAACAATTCCCATAGACTTAGGAACTAAGGTTGTTGGTGGAGGTCAAAACCAACAACCAATGACAGGATCTTCTGGTGGAAAGGCAAATAGAACTCCATCAGGTTCTCCAGTCAATAACTCAAATCCATATATGCAGATAGTTCCAGAAATTCTTGGTATTTACGTGTAATAAGATATGGAAACTGCAGAAGTAAAACAACTAAAGATAAATGTCACTAATATAAAAAGTTCTCTTATTAATTACAATAAGAGTCTTATAAGTCTTAGAAAAAGTGAGAAGAAGCTTGTCTTAGAAAATGTAAGAAGACAAAAGACACTTCAGAAAGAAAAAAGAATAGAAACTAAAATAACCCCAAATGCATTGGGAACTATAAAGAATACTATTCTTTCAAGACCATTAAGTTTCTTTGATAAAATAAAAGAATTTTTTGGTATTGTATTACTTGGTCTTTTGATTAATAATCTCCCCCAAATAATTGAGAAAACTACGTCCGCAGTAACAAAACTAATTGAGGTTAGTAGTGGAATTATAAACTCAATAACAACAACGGCAGCATCATTTAAGAATTTTGTTACATCAATACCAGAAAATACCAAAACAAAACTAGGAGAAACAAAAGATCAATTAACGACATTAATTGATGAACTCAATAGAATGATTGATCCCTTGAATAAGGCATACACTGATCTTGAAAAACAATTACCAGCAAGTTCTAAATCTTCTCCAGATAAAAGTGGTTCTACGGCAGGAACATCAGAAACACAACAAAAGTCTAAAGGTGGAACAATCAAACCTGATCCTTCAGCAACAAAAACCATAAGAACAGAAAAAGTAACCAGTCCTTTTTCTAGACCAGGTGGAACTGCAAAACTTAAAAAAGCAAGACAATCTTATAATGCTTTTGCAGATTTTAATGAACTTGCAAAAGGTAATACAGAAAACTACACCTTACTTGGTGGAACATCTGATACTTTAGCAGAAGTAAATAACTCTTTTTATAATTTTATAGTAGAACTTAAAGAATCTTGGAAAGCAAAACAACCTCCAACATCCATGTATGATATTGGAAATACTGCACCTTATCAAGGACCTACTGTTTCTGCAATATCAATTCCTAGTGGTGGAAAAGTCATCGGTGGAGCAGAAGTAACACAAAGAAATGATCCCGATGCAGAACAAACTGGTAGTGACATTGCATTGTCTGGTGGATTAGGAGCTCCTATTCAAAACCCATTTGAAGCATTAAAAATTACTGAAACTGGTTTCCATGGAAGTGGATCTGGAATAACTGGAAGTGGATATGGAAACTATGTGACAGGTGAGGCAATAATAGGTGGTAAAAAATATGAATTGCTAATAGGACATTTAAATAGTATTTCTGTAAAAGCAGATCAAATTTTGGGAGCAGGAGAAGTTATTGGAACACAAGGAATTACTGGTCATGCAACTGGACCTCATGTTACAACTCATATCAACCAATTGGATGGGGGAAATGCAAGAGAAGTTTTAAGATCAGTGGAAAGATCTTGGGTAAAGGGACTGATAATTAAAACGGATCCTAGTGGAGGTAATGATGGAAGAACAAATATAAAAATGTCTAATATCTCTTCAGTGCAAAAAAATAAAGCAATGCTAGCATTTGATTATGATGAAGAAGACGATGCAGAAACAATACTTGTGATGGGAACTCAAACAATAATTCAAAAAGAACCACCAATAATCAAAACAATTATGGTAAATAATAATACTGGTTCTCAATCTTCGTCATCACCAGCAAGTGTATCAAAAATCTGGACAGTATAAGAAATGTCATCAGTACAAAGATCATCTACATCTTCACTCAATATAAGAAAGGGGAATAAGGTAGTATCCATATCTCCAGATACTGTCGGACCAAAAACAGTAAAGCTAGAATATTTTGAGAGTTTACTTTCTCCTATTGTAACGGCAAATATGGTCGTTGTTGATGCTGCTGATGGAGATGTTCCCACTAGCAGGGAGCAAAATATACAAGGAAAACCAGGTTCCGTATTAAGTTCTCTACCAATTACTGGAAATGAGACTGTTGATTTTGTAATTGAGAATGGAAGTGGAAGATTAGATTTGTCAAGATATCCTCTAAGAGTTGATGCTGTTGCCTCAATTGGTAAGGAATCCGAAAGAGAATCTTATGCACTATCTCTTGTGTCTGGATACTCCTATCAGAATCAGGGAACACAGATATACAAAAAATATCAAAATCAAATATCAGATACTGTTGCAAAAATTTTAAAAGATTATTTTGATGTTAGTGATGATAGATTGAATGTAGATACGACAAAGTTTCCATATAAATTTGCTGGTTCTGGTAGAGATCCTTTTAAAATTATACTTAACCTTGCTTCTAAGTCTGTTCCAAGTAGTTCTAAAGATCCTGGATACTTCTTTTACGAGACCAAAGAGGGATTTAATTTTAGAGCAATTTCAGAATTGATTACTCAAGAACCACTATTTGAGTATAGGGAAACTAACATTATTACTGACGATGATCCAGAAAATAGTTTTAAAATTATTTCGTCACATTCAATACGAGATCAGAGTCTGATGAGTGCTCTGAAGTCTGGTGTCTTTTCCTCAAAAAATATATTCTTCAATCCAAAAACATTTAAGTATGAGCAGATTAATGTTAGTTTGGATTTGGAAAAATATCTTGGCAAAGACATTGAGATCCCAGAAGAATTTTATAGCACCTCAAGAGTTCATGAACACATTTTAGACATTGGAAGTTTGGACAACACTGTGGTTTCGGATGCAAATAATGATCCAAGAGAGTGGCAGGCAAAATCATCTATGAGATATAATTTCTTGTTCTCACAGATTAGAAATATTACTGTCCCTTGTAATGTGAATTTATCTGCAGGAGATACAATCAATTGTTATTTTCCATATGCAACAAGAGTCAATAAAACAGATTCTCCATATGATCAACACATTAGTGGAAAATATCTCATCTTAAATCTTTGCCATGAATTTGATTTCAGTGGAGGTGGACAGTCTTATACTTATATGACTCTCGTTCGTGATACATATGGTCTATATACTAATAAAAACAAAGCATAAATGAGCAATATAGGGTTTGTTGGTAAGGAGGGTTTTAACTGGTGGTTGGGTCAAATTCCATCCGTAAACACCAGTGATAAGGATTCTGGCGACAACTCATGGGCACTGCAGGCAGATGGAAACGGTTGGGGTGATAGGTATAAGGTAAGAATTCTAGGATATCATCCAGAAGAAGAGAGTGAACTGTCTGATAATGATCTACCTTATGCACTGGCAATGTTGCCATCAACATCAGGAACTGGTGGAGGAAACTTTGCACAGAGCACCAGATTAAGACCTGGCGATACTGTAATGGGTTTCTTTTTGGATGGTGCCAGTGCTCAGATTCCTGTCATCATGGGAGCACTGACTAGAACATTGGATGTTCCTGCGGATGGTATTCCGACAGGATTTAAACCAGGAACAGGACACAATAAAAATTTATCAAATCATCCTTATAATAAAACAGATACAAATCAATGTGGAGGTCAGAATAAAGAAGCAGCACCTAGTCCAGCAAATAGGAACGGAAAGGCAGAATGTTCTTTAACTGGACAAACTGTAACACTTGCCGATACTTGTTCGGAAAGCGATAAGACATTCTTTACGGAAGTCATCGGTGTCATAGAAAATCTTCTTAAAGTAACATCAGAAGCAACTAATTTTCTTGGTGATGTTCAGAATGCCGTCAAGAAATTACAAAAACTAGCAAACAATCTTGTAGGAGATTTGTTTAGATCTTTATACGAAGAACTGATTCCTCTATTGAAGAGTGGTTTAGATAAGTTATATAAGTCGGTATATGCATCAGTTTTGGCATCAACTGGAAATCCTTTTCTTGCTCACTTGGCAGGAAAAGAAGCACAAGAGGCAATGGTTCCAGCAATTAAGTCAGCACAAGATGCAATTCAATGTGTTTCCGCAAAGATTATTAATGGTCTTGGAGATACAATCAAAGGACTACTGGAATCAACAGTTGTAGAGGTTGTAAATTTTGGCGTATGTGCGGCAGAACAATTCGTTGGTTC